GAGGTTTTTCCTCTATACACACGTCCGCATCTAATTGATGGTTCATTCAACCATCCAATATCAAGTTTTAGTGCCTTGCTTTATTCGTTTTAATCTTACTGCGTTTGAAAGCAACACGCTTTAACGCATTTTAGATTAACGATAATTCAAGGATAAGCTATTACACAAAATCTTTAATTACACATTTTAGTAAGTTGGTAGACTTGAAAACTACCATGAGCATATAATTACAACAAATACTCTTACCACATCAACCAGAACGAAAGTTCTAACAGATATTCCAACTATTTATGCTCAAAAACCCAAATTATTCCCTGTCCTATTTCTGGCGATACACGCCCTAAAATAAGTAGATCCTTCTGCACATTCAAAGTTTCAGAAGCAAATTAATGAACTAATTGGCTTAAGAGTTTAGTCAAACTCTTTTGCAGCGCTACTGTCGATATGGCTTTATAACGATATTCGACGACTAGTTTTTAACCAAATTTTACTCATAAAATGGCGAAATGCTTATGCAGCCTTAGCTAAGCATTGCGAGACTATACGGAAAGGCTCACAAAAACCCCTTATGTTCAATATGAACTTCGAGGCTGGTGCCCGTAGACAAGCACCCATGCAACCAGTGTGTCCATCACCTGGTTATGTACCAGTCCACAAGAACTGTAGCATGAAATCTTCGTTCATTTTAAAATTCTTTATTATTTTTCTTATCATTGGATTAACTAATTCCGATGATGTTCCCTTAACCCGTGCACAAAAGGTTGCAGCTGTACGCGCAGCCCATAACGCCAAACTTGGTTTAACTGAACCACCCATAAAAGTTCCTTCACTTATTGAAGGACTTTTACCTACTGAAGAAAATACTGACGTTTCCGAACAAGAAAGTATATCAGACTGTGAGCTATCCGCTCCAAAAGGTATTCAATATCAAGTTGTCAAACCTACTCATAAATATTTAAGAGGTCCTAGCCAAGTTGAATACGATACCCTTGCCCATCAGGTTGTCATGTATGTCACATTTTTCGGAATTGTTCTTGTTTTTAGAGCAATTCGAAAATATATGACAGACAACGGTATGGAATCTGTTTTCAAAGAAATTCTAACCACTAAAGACTTTATGTCTCAGAGTGAATATTATATTCAGAAAACAGCCCAACGCACACGTAGAATGCGAGAATTTAAAGCAGCTATGCGTAAAAGCTTAGCATTAGCCCAAAAATCTCAGCGTGAAACTTTTTACCGTCCAGGTAAAACTAAACGTTCTCGTATTGTGCAACAATTTGCATCACAATCATTCGAATATTCTCTTTTTAATTTAGAGAAAGATTTTAATTCAACAGTTAAAAATTTGATTGAAAATTTTGCATTATTAATGCTAAACCTCACCCAATGTAAATCCTCTTTAGGTGTACTAGGTGTTGTTACAATGTATTTAAAAACAATTTACTCTTGCTCTATTACTGATCAAATCTTTATTGGAGCTCGAGACTATTTTAAAAATCTATTTGACGTTTCTTCTTTTGTATCACAATCTGAAGGTAAATTTTACCAATTTATTGAAGCTTGTAATGCCATTCTTACAGATTGGTCAGCATTTAAAACTTCTCAATTTTCTGAAAAAATTTTAGAATTCTTTGCATATATTGCATCCTCTTCTTTATGTGCTGGCATCAATACTCTAGAATTTAATATTTTAGGATTCAAAGTTTTTAATAAAGCTTTATCTCGAAAGAAAGCAAGTGCCATAGATTTCGTTGAAGTTGCTTTTTCTACAGTTGTATTTCTTTTAGATAGTGGCTATCAAGCTTTCTGTATGAAAGGTACTCCAACTGAAAAAGCTCAACGTTTCTTCTATGGAGATTCAACACATACAGAATATGAATCAGAGTTTGCATTTTTAAGTGCCAATATTCTTTTAATTCAAACCGGTAATCTTGCTGATTTACCTTGTACTGAATCTGAATTTGAAGATCGTCTTTGCACTTTATTGTCTAGAACAAAAGATATGATCAGATTATCTACTAAATCTATGGATAAAACTATTCTTACCAATCGTTTAATTCATTTAGAACGTATGAAAATTACTTTGATTGGATACCAAACACGAGGAGATACCAAAATTAAGCCTTTTACTGTTTTAATTACTGGACCTACCTCAGTTTGTAAATCTCGTTTAACTAAGCAGTTAAATCATGCTATTTGTCTAGCCAATGGATTTCCAACTGATACCAAATACATTTCAACTATTAAAAGTTCTGACAAATTTGACTCTAATGTTAAATCAAGTGATGTTACAATCATTATTGATGATGTAGCAAACACACATGCCAATTTTACCACAGAGAATCCTTTGAGACCTGTCATTGATATAGCCAATAATGTGCCTTCACAAGCACTTAAAGCTGATGTCGATTCCAAAGGCTGTGTTACTTTTAGAAACATGTGTTTATTTATCACTTCTAATTTAGATGATATGGGAGCACGAACATTTTCACATGATCCAGCATCTAATATGCGTCGAGCTGACTTACACATTAAAGCTAGTGTACAACCTCAATATCAAGTTGAAGGATCTTCTGCTGTAGATACAACAAAGATTCCCGATGATGATATGATCAATATTTGGAATCTTGATTGTCGTACTATTAAGGTTCATCCAAGACCTAATCAAGCAGCTACATATTCATATGCACCAGCTACTTATGCAGGTGAGGAACTTATGGGAGTTAATTTCTCTGATATTTTACCCTATGTTATCACCGAATCCAAAGCTCATTTCGCTCGTCAAAAGAGACTCGTAGAAAATGAAAACAACATGAGTTCTATTAAATTTTGTGAACATGGAACATTTCCAGATTTTTGTCAATATGGATGCAAGAAATTTAAATCACAAGGTGCTATATTTATCGTATATTCACTTTTTAAGTATACTTGTTTATTTTATTTATTGGCTGCAGTCATTAAGGCTCAAAAATTTATTATTTGGCTTCCACGTTCTTATACATTTTTAGATCGAGCTGTCATTGTATGTAAAAGACTCTATTATGGTGGAACTTTAGTGCTTGCTCTTTTATTAATGTTATTTCAACTTAAAATTGTAGCATTAATTGTTCTCATTATAACAGGTTCAACTTTTGTTGCTACACGTGATTATGTACCATATCAAATGCGTGTTGTAGATCGCATAGCAAATCACCCAGATTTCTTGCGAAATTGTTTACGTGATATCAGAACGTTTCATTATCCGCGTCCAATGCTTTTTAAAGCGTTATTAGGTGCATTTGTATCAATGTCTGTTGTTATGGCTATGAGATCTTTTTGGAAATCATTTGAATCACAAGGATCTTTACAAAGTGTTCCAAGACCTATGGATAACGAGAAAAAGACAGTTTGGAAACCAATTGTACGCACTCGTTTACCTTTATCTCGCCAAACACGAACTCGAGTTCTTGATGAACTATTAACTGTAATTTCAGAAAAAGTTGCATTTGCAGATTTTAAACGTTCTGACGGAACTGGAGCTCGTTGTGATATATTTCCTATATGCAATACTCTTTGGCTTGTTCCTGGTCATATGCTTAAACCTGGTGTAACAACTGTTTTAACAGTTACTAGAGTTGAACCAAACACTATTGGTCCTAATTTTGAAGCTGTTGTTAATGCTGAATGTATTTACAGAATTCCAGGTAAGGATTATGCACTTGTAGATCTACCACAAGGTGGTCCAAACAAGAATATGCTATCTTATTTACCTGAAGAAGAACTTCAACGACCATTCAATGGTTATTTAGTTCATAAATCAGCAACAGCTGATGTTAACATCAGCAGATTATCAGCCTCTGTAAGAACTACTCGTGTTAGTGATGACATTGTTCTTAAAGGTCATCAATATAATTTATCATTTGATACCTTTGATGGATTGTGCATGGCACCAGTTATAGCTGATGCTCGTTTTCCTTATATTGCAGGATTTCATCTTGCTGGAATACCAGGATCACGAACAGGTGCAAGCGCTGTTATTTCAGCTGCTGACTTAAAACCTGCTATTGAGTCATTCAATTTTAAGTTTTTAAATGAGGGTACTTTATCAACTGAAATGATGGGTGTGGAAACAGGCCCTCTTTCAGAACCATCTAATAAAAGTCCTACTCGCTTTTTACTTCAAGGTTGTATTTTTATTTATGGACAACATGCAAAACCAACACGACGCTGGAAATCTCGTGTAGTTACCACCAAAATTTCCAAAGATGTTGAACGTGTTATGGGTTTACCAAAATTACATGGACCACCTAAGAATATGAATTCTTACAAGCCATGGCAGGTGGATCTTAATAACTGTGCCAACACTAATGGCATGATGGATCCATCATTAGTTTCTGCAGCCGAGCGGGATTATGAAATCTCAATCAATGAAACTCTTCAAGCAAACCCACAATGGAAAGACATGATACATGTTTATACAATTGAAACAGCTGCCTCTGGTGCAGATGGAGTTTACTCTGTTGATAGAATGCCAATGTCTACTTCTACAGGTTGGCCTTATAATAAACCAAAATCTGATTTTGCCACTCTTGGTGAAATCAAAATTGAAGGTATAACCGAAGTTGTAGAATTTGACCCTTCCATTATCAATGAAGTTAATCGTATCAAAGCTTGCTATTTAGCAGGTGATCGAGCATATCCTATCTTTAGAGCTAATTTGAAAGATGAACCAACTAAATTAACTAAAGATAAAGTTCGAGTTTTTGGTGGTTCTTCTATTGCATTTTCTCTTGTCTGTCGTCAATATACTCAATCATTTATTCGATTTGTTCAAAACAATCCATTAGCACTTGAATGTGCAGTTGGTTGTAATGCTTATGGTCCAGAATGGACTGTTCTAGTTGAACATATGAATAAGCATGGCCCAGATAGAACAATTGCCGGTGATTATTCAGCATTTGATTCCAAAATGGGTATTCAAATGACGCAAGCTGCATTTCGTATTATTTATAATATTTGCGAATGGGCAGGTTATGATCATGATGATTTAATGATTTTGCGAGGTATTTCCACAGACATATGTTTTCCAATATATGAATATAATGGAGAATACATTGGAATGATTGGTACAAATCCATCAGGTAACTCCTTGACTGTTATCATTAATAGTATGGTTAACAGTATGTATATGCGTTATGCATATTACGACATTTTCTGGTCTAAATCAGGTCAATTGCCACCTTTTAACGAAGTTGTTTCTTTATTATGTTATGGTGATGATAATAAAATGTCTGTTAAAGAAGGTTATGATGAATTTAATCATACTTCTGTTTCTGAATCTTTATCAGCTATTAATGTAGTATACACTATGGCAGATAAACAAGCAGAATCTGTACCTTTTATTAATACATCTCAAGCATCTTTCCTTAAAAGAGGCGCTGTATGGTGTGATGAAATAAAAGCTTATAAAGCTCCATTGGAAGAAGCTTCGATATGTAAAAGTCTTCATACAGTTTGTAAATCTGATTATTTATCTATGGATGAACAATGTGCTGAAGTCATTAGTAATGCAAATCGAGAATACTTCCAATATGGTCGTGAGAAATTTGAAAAGCGTCATGCACAATTACGTATGATTGCTACAGCAAATAATCTTATGCCATTCCTCGAAAATCGTTTTCCTAGCTATGATGAATTGCTAGAAGAACGATTATCCATGGAGCGGTAGCTCCATACCGGTCCGGACCCATCTGGACCATAAGCTAAAACTGGGTATAACAGTGTGATCACTGATCCTGATAAGGCTATAGTTTTGCGCCTTGGGGAATCAGAAGCTACTGTTGTAATCGGCCCTTAGATGGAACTACTATTTAGTAGCGTGTTGAGCCGAGCACATCCAAGCAACACTCGCTGCACATATTGAGTTTATATGTGTAGATGCGTTACTTAACTCGCTAATACAACAACAAAAATAATTAATTCCTGTACATTACAGGAAACAACTGCCTTCCATGATAATGATAATCAATGGAGGTCTGGTATCAAAAGTGAATACGATTCAACTTTTGAACAAGGTCATTTTTCTGATGCCACTTTAGGGCGATTTCTTGAGCGTCCTGTCAATATAGCCACATATTCGTGGGCTGTTAATGACGAACTACAACAAGTTATTAATCCTTGGGGTGCTTTCTTTGATGATCCAGCTGTTAGGAAAAGAATTGATAATTTTTTCCTTATAAGATGTGATTTAAATGTAAAGATTTTGATCAATGGTACTGCTTTTCATTTTGGTAGGGCTCTTTGTTCTTATGAACCATTGGCTCACCATAATCAAGCAGAACATATTGTTGTTGGCAGTAAGACTAATCTTATTGCTCAATCTCAACGTCCTCATATTTTTCTAGATCCATCACAATCTCAAGGAGGCTGTTTATGTCTTCCGTATTTCTTTAAACGTAGTTTTTTAGAAATACCTGTTGAAGAATGGAATGAATTAGGGAACTTGACTATTTCATCTTTCACCACATTGAAACACTCAATGGGTGGTACTGATGATGTTACCGTCAAAGTTTTTGCTTGGGCTTCTAACGTCGTCTTATCGGTTCCTACTATCTCTACCGCTGCTTCTTTAACAAGAACGTCAGCTGAAACGTTTGTTTCACAAGCCGATGAATATAATGAAGGTAGAATATCAGGACCCGCTTCTGCAGTTGCTCAAGCTGCAGGTATGCTGTCATCGGTACCAGGTATAGGTATTTACGCTACAGCAGCAGGTTTAGCTGCCTCTGCTGTTAGCTCAATTGCCAGGCTTTTCGGTTGGTCTCGTCCAGCTATAATAAGTAACATTTCCTATATGAAACCTAGAGTTTTTGGTAATGCTGCTAATTGTGACCAAGATGAGGCTGTTACTAAATTGACTGTTGATAGCAAATGTCAACTGACTGTGGATCCTCGAACAGTTGGATTGGATGGCACTGATGAATTAGATATTAAATATATTGCCACTAAAGAAAGTTACTTTACCCAATTTTTATGGACTACTGGTGATGCACCTGGTGATGCATTGTTCGAATGTTATGTATCTCCTGTTCTTTTTGATCAGTCTAGTTCAGGCATTTATCAAATGACACCAATGTGTTTCGCTGCGTTGCCGTTCAAATATTGGAGTGGATCTATTACATATCGATTCCAAATTGTTGCATCACAATTTCATAGAGGTCGTTTGAGATTCACTTGGGATCCAATAGGCTATGATCTGGTAGAAGCTACTCATACTTACAATACTGCATATAATCGTATAATAGATTTAGCTGAAGAAAGAGATTTTGAAGTAACAGTTAATTATGCTATGCCTGATGCTTATCAAGATGTAGATCATGGTGCAATTGCTGGTGAGCAAATTCCTTTTACTAGCAGTGGCATTTTATCTGCTCATAATTATAGAAAACATAATGGTACATTTGTAATAGCTGTTGTCAATGAACTTGTGGCTGCTGACAATACTGTCAATAATGATATTATGGTCAACTGTTTTGCACGCGCTGGAGATGATATAGAATTTAGAGCACCATGTCAAACTACTGTGCCTTATCTTTCTAATTTCATGCCACAGAGTCAAGAGTACAGTCATTATGAGAAATATTCTTGGAAATCCCAGGGAGATGAAGATGAAGTATTGCCTGTTAATCCATCAGAAAACAAACCAGAAGGTGCAAACCCAATTCAAGAAATTGGAACATCATTTTCAGATCAAGATAAGAAATCTTTAGTTTTCTTTGGTGAGAATATTACTTCATTCCGCCCTTTGCTTAAAAGGTATAATTATTATATGCAACATTATGCAAAATCACTTCCTTCGGCCAAGGTAGCTACATGGTTAATTCATACAAGACCTTTTCCATATTATGCGGGATATGATCCTAATGGTATTCATTCAACAACTGATGGTGCTAAATATAATTATGTTAAGCAGACATTAATGAATTACCTTACACCTGCTTATGTAGGTCGAAGAGGATCAATTCGCCACAAATATGCTGTTCTTCGTCCAGATCAAACCCCTCTGGGTGGTATTTTTAGTGTCATGCGATCATTTGTAGCTAATACTTATTCATCTTCTTGGAATAAGATATATAATTCAACAGAATCTGAAACTAAAGCTGCAAGTAATTCCATGATATATAATTTTACAGGATACAACGGTAACAATGTTGTCTGTTCTGCTCAATGTCCAGTGAATGAAGTGGAATTTCCATATTATAATCGTCATAGATTTTCATATGCAAGACAGCTAGATATTAATCGTGGATCATCTTCAGATGATTCTGATATTGATGCTGTTAGAATAGAACTTACTGACACACCTACAATATGCAATATACATGATTATGTTGCAGCAGGCGAAGATTTTCAATTGTTTTGGTTTTTAAATGTGCCTACAATGTATTCGAATCTTTTACCTACACCAGGTTCTTTTTCTGATACTACTTATTCATTTAGTGAAATTGTATCAGCTGCAGTTTCGGAAGGAGAAACATATTCTGACTACTTGGTTAGTCAGGGAATAAATCATAGTCAAATTACCATTTCTAATGCTGAAGTTGTGGCTAGATCTTCACTAGCAGCTACGTCAGAAGTGCAGTGGTTAGATGATTATGGTTTAAAACCATCTAATATTACGGATATCACTATTACAACATATAGTGCTATTAAAGTATTAGCTGATGCTGCTTCTCAAACTGTGCTTGCATATTTGACCATTCATCCTATTGATAGGTGGACAATTACAATATCACAAGCAGTTCTTACTGCAGAAGCTACAACAGCAGGACATTCTGAAAGTGTGTTTTTATCACTTTTGAGTATGATGTCAACTGTTAATGTAGTTGACCCTTAAAAACCCGTACTCAGACATTTGTAAACTGTTTACACAAATGTTTGTTTAAATAAAGATAAACAGCGGCGGATATAATTCTTAGTTTTGATGAAATTATATCATAAACGTCGAAATACGATCAAGACAACTAGGAAACTAGTATAAAAATTAACCCTCCTGTCTCGTGGAGGTGGGCTAAATTTATTTATTGGCCTTCGACATGAGAATTCAATTCTCTGCGTCTTTCTATAAGTGACGTTAACACTTTTCGATCTGCGCAGGGATGCACAGTGAATTTTTTATGTAAGCGTGACAAGTTTTAAAGATGGAGTCGTTAATTGTAATGCACTCGAGACTTTGGTTTTATAGTCTCAGCGTATTACGGTAGCGG